ACGGTAAATTAATGTTATTTCTAAGGAAATCACCTACTGCACTACCACCTACAGCAATGTCAAGTGGAGCACCTGCTTTAAAATCAGTAGAGGAAAGTGCTAATATATTTTGCTTAGCAGCAAATAATAGACCATTTGGGGATTTAAAATCGGTAAACATTTGGGTAATACGAGAAACATCTCGTCCTACTCTAGCTGGTACTAAAGTACCACCACGGAGTAAGAAATCAGGCCCCTATTCTATCTTTTCCAAACTTAAGGGATTTTAGATTTGTTGTTAAATCAAGTAACCCCATATGTTAAGTTTTTTATCCGTTTGTTGAACGAGTAACAAATGATGTATCATCCATTGTTTCTTCCGTTGCTCCAGCTACACTTACTAGATAGTCTTGGTATGTACCTTCAGAAAAACCTTCCCCAACGTGTTGCACGTTACGAGTGTTTGGTCCATTAGGCTTTGTACCTTTAAACTTACTGTATTTAGTGTCTTTTAATTTGCTAAGTAAACTCATGTTTGTTTATTTAATTAATTTATTATAAATATTGACCTATTGGACTTCGTATAATCCTACTGGTGAGATTTGTGGTTTTTTATCGTTTTGTGTTATTAATTTTTCTAATAACATATTAGTACGTGCTTGTTCTTTACTACTACCACCACCTAAATTAGTACCGTATAGCACTGGCTGCCATAGTACCAGGTGCATTTCCTTGAGCTAAATCACCTAATAAACCTACAGGTGATATACCTACCGCAAATTTTAAAATAGGACCCAAAACTTGCATTATCTTTCCTACTACAGAAAGAACACTTACAAATATATCTAATACAGGCATTAGGGGTTCAACTAAAGATACAAATACTTCTTGTAATTTATCCATTACCGCAGCTAATCTGTCTGCCATACTAGCCTGGTTTCTTAGTCCTTCTACACCCTCTTTTGCCATTTCAGCTTGTGCCTTTGCTAATCCAACTTCAGCAATCCTTGCCTCCATTAGAGCACGTTCTTCTTCAGCTTGTTCTCCAGTAGCACCCGCTAATTGTTCTTGGATGAATAAGGTTTTTGCTAGCTCTTCCCTATTCATACCTACAGAATCTGCTAAAGCTTGCTGTTGTATCCTATTCATTTTACTAAACTCAGCAGAGGAACCTATTTGTTTAGAAATTTCTTGTGCTACTGTAGCTAAATCATTATTTAATGCTGCTTGTCTAGCTTTTTCTAAATTTATATTTTTACCTAAAAGTAACTCTGCTTGTAATTCTTTAGTAATTGAATCTTCAAAATTTAATAAACTATCAGCTATTCCTTCTACTTTAGACATTTCCATCCCTAAAGATTTTGTTGTAGCTACAGCTTGAGCTATAAGTCCCGGGTTTTTACCAAATGAAAGAGTTGTAGCAGCGGATACATCTTTAATCCCTTTTAATAAGTCTTTTTGGTTTAATACTACCCCATTATTAAGAGCAGCCATTTTTCCTTGAGCCATAAATTCTCCAGTGATATCATTCATTGATTCACCAGTAGTAAGAGATATATTAGCAATACCTTGTAATTCTTCATTAGTAAAACCAGCCATTTCCCTCATTTCGGTAAATTGAACTAGTAATTCGTCATTTAACTTAACTGAGGTACCTAAAGAGGCGTTTACTGAAGTAAGTGTTTCGGATAATTTTGCCGAAGTTACAAATATATTACCTGAAGCATTTGCTGCTTCGGTTAATTCCATTTTCATAGCTAAGGCATCTTGGTACGTCATATTCATACCTTTAGCCATATCGCCTACAGCTTTATCTGCTCCTTTAAGGGCATCTACCGCCAGAGCTATTAAAGCTAAAGGACCAAGTGCTTTTGTTATACCAGCACCTAAACCTTTAAACCCTGCTTTTAAAGTGGTTAATCCTTTTCCCCCTGCTTTAGCAGATTCTTGGGCTGCTTCTGAAGCTTGTGAAAATACTCCTTTAAATTTTCCTAATCCTAATTTATCTGATAGGCCCTCCAGGTTTCCAAAAATTTGAACACCAACTTCACCTGCCATTTTTTCATTATCCTCAGCTACCCTATTTATAGTTTGTTGAAATTCCTTTGCGGCTTTAATATCAGCCTCAATAGCGCTGGCATCTTCATTTCTACCATCAATAACAGCTAAAGCTTTAGCATTTTCCAATCTTTGTATATCTAAAGCCGCTTTTTTCTTAAGTTTTTCAATATCTTTATCAGCTATAAGAGTTGATTGAGAATTTAAATATAATAATTCATTAGTACTAGAAGACATGCTTCTTAATGAAGCCTTGTGCATTGATAAAACTAAATCTGTTTTTTGAAGTTCTTTTAAATTAGCACGAAACATCGCTCCTAAAGAACCTAACTGAGAGTTCATATCATTAAACTCTTGATTTAATCCTTTTGTAAAGGTTAAAGCTTGATCTAATTGATTAAGATCAAAAATAGGGGGAGTTTCCTGTCTTCCCATTTTAGAATAAAGAGACTGGATTTCCTTATTTAATGCTTCAACTTGTTTTCTTTGTTCCTCTAGAGACATAAAGATGTTTTATTATAAATATTGTTATTTATAACTTGTTTTAGTTCCTGAAGATTGGGTTTGAGAGTTAAGGGCTTTAGTTTGAGCTTCGTTATACTCTTTTATTTGAGTAAAAGTAAATTTACGAAGCCATATGGGCATATTATAAACAGTTTCCCAATTATAACCTCCTTGACCATGAAAACATATTTCGTGGATTTGTTTAAATACGTTTTTTCTAAAATTAGGAGAATTGGCTACTGTCAGGCCAAAAAAAGTTCATCCCTATTGGGATGGTGACCTCCTCTCCATCATCAAAAACGTAATTTAAATTAACATCGGGTTGAGTTGATCTTACATGATTTCTAAAAGCTCTAGAGTCTCTAGCTAAGAAATAATTGTCAACAAAGTCATTAATTGTTTTTTGAGAATCATCCCCACCTACAGAAGTAATCATATATTTTAACCTAGTAGAAATATCAGGGACGTTGTCCTTATTAATTTTTTTATATCCTGCTAGATCCTTATCTATTTTATTTTCTTCCTTTCCAGTAAGAATTTTGTAAGTAATTTCAGTACCTGTATTTTCTAAAGTGTAGGAAAATTCATTTTTACCCTCAATAAAATTATCAGGGTTGATTTTTTTATTTTCTAATTTACTTAAATCTACTGTTCTTTCTTGAGATAAATAATTAAAAGTATATTTTGAACCATACCCTAAAACACGAGTTGCAATTAAAACAGCATTTTTGTCCCCAATAATTAAATCATCTAGATTAATTTTAGATACTATTACAGCTTCTAATAACTTATCTAAAACTATACCTTTTTGGATGTAAGATTGGTTAGAAAGGATATCTTCTTCCTTAGCAGTCATGTATTTAATTTCAATTGTCCCTTCAGATAAAGGATTGTCTTTAGGGTATACTAATCCCTTAGAGGGTAATTCTACTATTTCAGTAGGGAGTTTAAATTCCGCCATAATCTTTATTTAGAATAACTTGTTATATGTTTATACTTGAGCAGCACTTTCTTGATCCCAGCTATAGTCTCCGAAACTAGCAGCTGTAATTAAAGCACCTTTAATAATCCATTCTGATACGACATCACCTACAGGTCCTAGTACGTTAACAGTTAAATCTTTTTTATAGAAATCACTATATCCATCACGTCCAGTTACTGATTCGTGGTGTAAACGTACCCATTCCATTACTGCTTGGGCTCCAGAAGGTGTAATTGGATCAAATAATGTAAACTCAATGGTATTCCATTTTGTTTTTCCTTTTACAAATCTTTGTACGTTAATATGGTTAAGTGGAATTGTGTCTTGTGTTAAAGATACAGCTCCTACACCTTTCATAATATATGAAGGAATACCGTCTACGTACAGGATAAATCTATTCTTCTGTTTTGGCTCAAATGCCGTGTAGAAAATTTCGTTACTATCTAATATTGCCATTTTACTTTGCGTTTATTATAAATATTCTTAATTTAAATTTTTATGCCGGGAATGTAGCTCCTGTTGGCAACACATTGAAATCTAATACAATAAACTCAGCTGTTTTAGTTGGTTGTAAGAAGATTTGACCTACTAGCTCATTTCTATCTACAACATCAGCTGTATTGTTTGTTTCGTCCATTACCACTTTAAAAGCGTATAATCCTTGTCTTTGTTGAATTGACTCTAAGTATGGATTTACCTGAGTTAAGAAGCCATTTCTTGTAGCAATTGAATTTTGTTCAAATACTAAGTTATCTGAAACTTGTGAAATGTAGCTTTTTAATTCAATCAACAAACGTCTAACATTTACTCTATCAAGTGCACTAGCACCTTTTTGTAATGTTTTTTGTCCGAATACTACAACACCATTTCCTGGGAATGTAGCAATTGGATTAACATTTGCAGCATATAAAGTATCTCTATTACCAGCAGTTAATTTTCTTTCTGCTTTAATTACGTTGCCTAAAGCACCTCTCGTAAGACCCGCTGGGGCAAACCAAGCATCGCTTGATCTATCAGTAAGTGCGTATACTCCTGGTATCATTGTTGACGCTGGTACCCATACTGTTTGTGCGGTTTCTGCATTTACAGTTTGTAACCAAGGCCAGTATGTAGCTGCGTAACTAGAATTAAATGAACTTGCTTGAGATTTAACTTGAGCAACAGTTGCATCGTATCCTCTTAAATCAATTACAGCAATACAATCTTGTCTTCCTTCTGCTAATGTTACAGCTTTATTTACTGCTGTAGCATGATCATTATGGTTTAGACCTGGTACTGTGATTAAATTAAATTTATAGTTGTCTGTATTTGATAATAGATCTAAAGATTCTGTATAGTCTAGTTGATTAATACCCTGAATATTTCCAGCAGTGATATCTTTTCCAAATTTAGCAGCTCCTGAAGGGAATAATTCTCCTGTAGCTCCACTAAATGATCCTGAACCAGCAACTGGTAAGGATGATGTTAATGCAGGTTTAAAATCTCCACTATTATCAAAGAAATCTAATGTAGGAGTATTAACAGCGCTTACACGAATGTATTTACTCTTGTTTACATATTGACCATCTTCTTTAACATAATAATCAGTTCCATCATTTTCAACTGTAAAACTAGTATCACCAATTTGTTTTGAGATATAATTTGGTGATTTTGGATCTAATGAAAGGTTAGCAAATGTTTCTAGTACGGTTTTATTAGAGTGAATATCATCACCTCTACGAACTAATAAACTAAATGTACCTGTTTCTTTACTTACTCCTGTAATTTCCCATTTTACATTTTCTTTAGTACCTGTAGCACTATTTGCAATAGTACCTTCATCTAAAGTTTTTAATGCAAATGAAGCGGATGTGTTTTCATTAGCAATTGTAGTACTAGTTGCAGCTGTAAAGCTACCACTCTGTACACGAGTAACTAGTAATGAATTACCACCTTGAGAGAAATAATTTTGTGCGGATGTCGCTGTTGTGTAAGCATATTGTTGTGAGCCACTTGTAACCGCTCCACCATAAATTGCTTGGTATTCACTAAAGGAAGTAACCAATGTTGGTAAACCAACAGGTCCCTTAGCTGCGGGACCAACAATAGCAGCCCCTGCTTGTACAGGCTGTCCTTGGATAAAAG